TAGTAATTGTCCTTAAATAATAAATATGGCTGGAGCAGATAGTTCATCTACACAATCTCAAAATAGATCATTCGTCGGAAGTGATGGACGGGGATCTACATTCGACAGAAATGTTCAGTCTTATTTGAAAAATCGTAATGGTTATGCTGAACAAAATATAGACGAAACTAAAAATGCTAAATATAAGCATTTCCAAAAAATCGGGATGCGTAAACCCGAAGCTATAGCAAGAAACTCTGTAGCGCTTAATAATGATTGGAACAACACTGCGTTTTCTGCGATTTATCAGGATAAAACTTTTACTGACTTGATGTATTCCCAAGCATCAGAGGAAAAACCTGGTCGCTTGAGAGATTATAGAATGATCGCAGCGTTCTCGGAAGTTTCTGATGCATTAGATGAAATCTGTGACGAAACTATTAATGTCGATGAAAATGGTGAAATTGTAACACTTAAGTTTAAAAACGCTGAATTAGATTCGGAGAAAAAAGAAGAGCTACAAAAAGAATTTTCCAAATTTGTGGCGATGTTGGAACTGGAAGATAATGGGTGGCATTATTTTCGACAATTTTTAATTGAAGGTGAATTATTTTTCGAGTTGATTCTGAAAGATGATTATATCAAACAAGGCGTAGTTGCTGTCAAAAATCTACCCGCTGATCAATTCGACCCAGTATATGACAACATTCAAACTATGTTGGTCAAAGCTTTTATTTATAAAAAGCCAATATTTTCAGCTGTTGATAATAGAAAAGTTGAAAAATATGAATATATTCCTTTCGAAAAGAATCAGATTCTCTATATCAACAGTGGTCAATATAATGAGACCAAAGATTTTATAATTCCATTTGTCGAGAATTGCCGACGAGCATACAGGCAATTATCGATGATCGAAGATTCTGTGGTTATCCATAGAATGGTACATGCGCCGTTGCGTTTCTTATTTAACGTGGATGTGGGTAAGTTGCCAGTCCCACAGGCAGAAGCATACCTACGCAAGCTACAATCCCAATATTGGTCAACTAAGACTTTTGATATCGACCAAGGAGACATTGTTAAGAAATATGCACCACAATCCACCTTGGATTCCTTTTGGTTTGCTAAAAGGCAAGGACAGGAAGGAACATCAGTCGAAACATTTGGTGGTCAACCATCAGATGGAAATCTTGATGTTTTAGATTGGTTTATTAAAAAGCTTTATCGTTCTTTGAAAACTCCAACTTCTCGTTTGAACAATGAGACAGGTTATAGTGACGGCACAGAAATGCTTCGTGAAGAATTAAAATTTGCGAAAATGATTATTCGTCAACAACAAAGATTTGCTCAAGGTATTAAACGAGCATTTATTACTCATTTAAAATTCAAAGAAATGTTTGATGAAAATGATCTATTCGATGATAATCTTAGAATAGAATTCAATGTTCCTACTAATTTCTATGATATGAGAGAAAGTCAAAAGCTTAATCTCAAAATAGACACATTTAATAATATATCAAACAACGAATTAGTATCGACCACATTTGCCATGAAAAAATATCTAGATTGGAAAGATTCTGATATCTTGGCAAATCGTCACTTTTTACGAAACGAAGCCGAATTCATGTTCGAAATCGAACAGATTAAATCTAGCGGTCCGAATTGGAAAGAAATGCTTGCTCAATCCGCTGAAAGTGGCGGTGAAATGGGTGGAGGCGAAATGGGTGGCAGCATGGGTGGCGGTGGAATGCCTCCTGATTTTAGTGGCTCTGGTGCTACACTTGGTGGTGAAGAAGGTACTGATGTTGGTGCTGAAACAGAACCCGCTGAAACGCCCGAAGCACCTGCTGGTGAAACCGCTCCTGGATAATTAATGATACGGTATATTGTAGCTTTTAGCATACTCTTTAGCGGTATCGTCGGATGGTAATATTGAACCATGCCATAGATAATCTTTACCGCCTTCTATTGGTCCCAATGGTCTAATTTTTATAATCCATTCGCCCAAGCTTTCATTTCTAAAATTTTTAAATTTTAATTTACCAGAATATTGAGACATGCTGTTTGAAGAATATTCCCACCGTCTCATGAAGTCATCCAATTGTTCTTCATCTTCTATAAAATTTTTCCAATTTTGCTTCAACAGTTCTTCGGAAGACGTTGAGCATAAATGACAATATGATTCATTTACTTGAATATTCATTCCTTTAGATGTTGTACGAAATGACGGTTTTGGATTCAACCAGAACATAGCTTCAATTTCAGCCTTTACAATATTCATGGAATCCTTCATGGAACCACCACTATTCGGAGAAATTTCGTATTCTACTCTCTTAACACGATCATCTAGACTGATGACACACTGTTTTATTTCTTGTAGAGTTTCAGGAATCAAATATTTGGATTTGGAATATTCTTTATGTTTTTTATATTTTTCGATAATATATTTTTTACCTTTAATCAAAAATACCATAATGCTGGTTATGACCCCGAAAATACCTGCAACTGCTTCAATATTTTCTGTTATTAATTTCCAAAAACTCATGTTATTATTTATAAAATTTAAGCACAGAAAGTAATACAATTATAAGCAGAATTGTAATAAAATTTTGTACTGTTATTGGATAACGGCGACCAAGTAGTATCAGTGGGTCTTTGACAAACTAAAAAATAATAATTATTGGTATTATTTGATGATGGATGAATAAACACAGTGCTTTGACCCCAAAGAATAAAATCATTCGCCGAAAGATATAAATATTTTGTTCCGTTATTCGCGGACAAACTCCAACCTACCTCAGAGGGAATACCACAAGATAATTTCAAATAAGTTGTGCCGTTATTAGATTCAAAAGACATACTATTATTTATCCATTTTGATATTTTCACTAAATAATGGTATGAGTTTATGCCAAATAGAGCCAATTTCAGCTTTCATGTCAACCAATCTGAATTCTAAAATAGAATGTTATCAGAGATTGGGTGAAAGAATCCTTAGAATGTTGGGACATCCAATGATTAATGTTGAGTTGCACTACGACCAATTGCACGAAGCTATATCGATGGCTCTAGATATGTATACCAAATATGCTGGTTATTCAAAAGAATATTTGATTTTTGATAGTAGAATTTATGATAAAAACGGAGGCATCAGATTAGACACATTATTCACGGTAGCAAATTCTGGTTACACTCCATCTGAAAAATTACAAAATAAAAGACAAGGACCACAACCAGATTTTGAAATCAAAAGACCTGAATCGTTGTATATTTCTCTGTCCACGATACCCAATTCTTATTTTAGTGCTTCGTCTTCGTTGAGTTCGGTTGTGCCATCAGAAGGTATAACAACAATGGAAATCATAGACAAAACAACCTATGATTTATTAATTGATTTCAACCCATCTTTGAGTGTTTATTTCAAAGAATCTTATCAAAAACCTTTTACAGTGCAGTGTGAGCCGCAAGAAGATGTCACAGCATTCAATAATATGTTTGATTATGATGTTATGGATTATCGTAAAGTAATCGATGTTATCGCGTTTGAAGAAGGTTCAACAACTGGTGTCAACACTCTATTCTCCGTAGAACAAACAATGGCACAACAATCTTTCCATGCTTATTCTCTGGGTAATTATGGTTTTGATATTCTGTCTTGGCACACAGTAAAAGATTGGATCGATACGAGAGAAAAAATGTTTGCTACTCGTAGGGATATTTATTTTGATTCGAGAACGCAATATTTACGCTTGATTCCTCAACCAAGAAATACGCAATTCTATGGTCTCTTGACATGTTATGTTGAAAAACCATTGAGAGATTTGATCAAAGAAAAATGGGTTTTGGAATACGCCACCGCACTGTCAAAGGTAATGTGGGGTCGTATTCTCACTAAAATTACAGGGGTATCTTTACCAGGTGGAGGCACTTTAAATGGTGAAACGATATTGTCTGAGGGTATCGAGGAGAAAAAGACTTTGGAAGAATTGTTGATGGATGGTGGCTTCGGTGACTATGATCCACCGCTTATGTTAGTAAGTTGAGTAATTTTCAAATTCACCTTTACTCATTAAATATATAAATGAGTAAAAAACACTATTTGTTATTAAAACAGCATGAAATTACTGGTTTGAAATACCTGTGCTATCATTTTGGCGAAAAGTTGTCTTGTTTTAAATATAATGGATCGGGATTACTTTGGAAAAAACATATTGCTAAATATGGTAAAAATATTCACACGATAATATTGAAAGAATCGGACGATAGAATGGTGATATCAGAAGAGGGTAAAAAGTATTCGACCATGTGGAATATTGTGGAATCTGACGAGTTTGCGAATTTAATAATCGAAGATGCTAATATAGATACTTCTAGATTTAGAACACATACTGCTAAAATAAAACGCGCAAATTCTATAAAAGAAAGAATTGCTAAATATGGGCTATCCGATGCTGAAAAAATAGCGAGGATTAAAGGTGTTGCCGCTATGAATACTCCCGAAAATAGAAAAAAAGGCAAAGACAACTTTAGAAATAGGTTGAAGATGAGGTTATTCACCGATAAAGAACTTAATAGAGCGGCGAATAAACGCGAACGAATTGTCACCATCGGATTTACCGAAAAAGAACTTGCATCGTTCGCGAGACAATCCGAGAAACAAAAAGGAAAAACTATACAAGAAAGAACCAACAATCCAAACTATGTTGACCCTAGAAAAGGTAAAAAATTTAATGAAATATATTCAAAGGATTATCAACATCCACGAAAAAATAAAAAATTGAAAGATATTAAAGGAGATGATTACATATATCCTATATCAAAACCCTTCAAACTGCTTGTTAATGGAATATTTTATGATATTTATTTAAATGAATCAGAGTTCATAAATAAAACTAACGCATCATCTTTGTTTTTATATAAACTAAAAAAAGTATATACCCATACGACAAAAAGACAGTCGAATAGTAAACATTGTTTCAAACATGGTGATGTTATAGAATATATACCGTTGAGTCGAAAAGAATATACCGATATGAAAAGATAAATTACTTGACATTCGTATCATTTTACTAAATATTACAGATGAGATTGTTTAGCGAAGAGGTCAATTATACCTCGTCTAACTCCCCTCTCAACATCTTACAAGTTGAAAATTTTGATGAAATTT